TTTGGCACGGCCTTATATGAACGTCTCATACAACTTTGATATCTTCTGACTATATCCTTCCTGATCCATCCCTTGACGATATACTCCCTTCATTACCCTGTCGGTGATCCATCCCCCGTCGTCCTGGATAGCTTGGTCGGGTATGCCCTGATAATGACTGTATGAGGGGAAGAAGTGCCGGAGCTGATGGAATGTGAACGGAGTTATGCCGAGTTTGCGTTGTGTTTTCTGTAAATTCCTATTGATGATCTTCGGATCACCTTCGTAGACATAACCCTGCTGCCGGATGCGGTCCGCAATCTTCTCCGGTATGACAATATCACGCTCGGAGCCTGTCGTCTTGGTGGACTTTATGACATAACCATGCTCGGCCTGTACTTTTGCCTTTGTGATTGACAGCACATTGTTATCGGAGAGGTCCGTTAGATCCAGCGCACACACTTCCGACAAACGAAGGCCACGACTTCCGAGGAATACCGGGACATAAAACGGAGTATCGTTGAGGTCGTCCAGGATCTTTTTCAGCTCTTCTACTGTCGGAATGTACTTCTTGATCTTCTTACGCTGCGGATATTGGATATCTTCAATTTTATTCCCATAAAAGCCGAGAACTGTCGTGAGGAATGTTCCGAAGTTGATAACGGTTTTTGGAGCATGGCCTACCGAGTAGCGGTTGACTTCTGCCTGAATCATCGCTTTTGTTATGTCACAGATTTTTGTTTTCGCTAAAATCGGCTCTATTTGCCTTATTAAGACACGATAGCTCCGCTCCGTTGATTTACTCAACAGATTATTTTTAACGTCTAAATAAGCTATACACGCTTCACAGAGGGTAATCTTTTCGGCTGTCTTTGGTTTATGTTCCTCAATGAGACGAGATGCTTCCGCTTGGGTAGGCTTATGATCTACCGTGACCGTGTACGTTATTCCGTTTTCCATCTCCCGGATCTGATAGTTTCCGGAAGGTAGTTTGCGAATGTTCATTGTGTATCCCTCCACCGATCCTCTTCTTCCTTAATGGAAGTGTAAAGGCCGTCAATCTGCTGTTGTAATCCGTCACGCTTTTCTTCAAGCTTCGCAAGAATCTTTCTTTTTTCCCTCATAATTGAAATAAAACGCTCGTAATCCGGGTAAGGCTCCCACCCAAATAACTGATTAGGGGTAACACCTAAAGCATTACATATCTTTTCAACACTATCAATGTCAGGGCTATTGTCTCCACGCTCCCAATTTGAAATAACATTCTTGCTCTTTTCTACTTTAGTAGCAAGTTCTTCCTGCGTCATCCCTTTAAACTTCCTAAAATTCTTGATGTTGCTATTCAGAGTACCGTTCATTTGACTTCACTCCCTTCTTATATGTAATACTTGACACTTTTGAGTTTAACAGAAATTTTGTATTTTGTAAATATTATTCAAAAAAATACAGAATTTCTTATTGACATTACAGAAAATATGTGCTTATATATTGATGTACAGTTTTTCTGTACACAAAATATAGAGTACCGGAAGGAGGTAAAATATGAAAGTACAGTCAAGAATATCTGCATATCTCAAGAAAATGGGCATATCGCAGAGAAGCGTTTGTGAAAAGACTGGAATCAGAGAGGATGCTATGAGTGCGATGCTTAACGGAAAGCGGAAAATGACAGCAGACGAATTTGAAAAGATCTGTCTTGCGCTTGAGAAGTCTCCGAACGATTTCATTCTTTCAGATCAGGAGGTCACAGTATGAACGAATTACAGATTTTCAAAAATGAAGAGTTTGGAGAGGTCAGGACAATCGAGATTGACGGAAAACCTTACTTTGTAGCAAATGATGTGGCGAGAGCATTAGGCTATACAAATCCAAGCAAAGCAACAAATGACCATTGTAAAAACGCACTTATCAGACGGGGTAACGATTCGTTAGGTCGTGAACAGGATTTCAAATTTATCCCTGAAGGCGACATTTACCGCTTGATTATCAGAAGCAATCTTCCGAGTGCCGAGCGTTTTGAATCTTGGGTATTTGATGAAGTGCTTCCGTCAATCAGACAGACGGGCGGCTATCAGATACCGCAGACTTACGCAGAAGCATTAAGGCAGTTAGCGGACAAGGCAGAACAAGCCGAGAGGTTGGCTATCGAAAATAAGGAAATGAAGCCCAAGGCAGAGTTTTTTGATGCAGTAACAGACAGCAAGACAGCACTTCCGATCGGAGATGTTGCGAAGGTCCTTGACATGGGTATCGGTCGGAATAAGCTGTTTCAGTTTCTTCGGGAAATGAGAATCCTTACTTCTGACAATAGGCCATATCAGGAATACATCGACAGAGGTTACTTCCGTGTAATCGAGCAGAAGTACGACAAGGGTTATGGAGAAGTTGGTATCAACATCAAGACGCTTGTATTTCAGAAGGGTGTTGACTTTATCAGAAGAAAACTTCTGGAACAGTACGAGGTTACTGTATGAGACCAACCTCCGACACCATCGGACTAAAGATGCGACACTTCAACGACTTTATCCGGTGGAGCATCAAACAGAGGGGAGACACAAGAAGGTCTTGCCGATTACCTGGGAGTGAACCGAAGCACAATCAGTTATCGGCTTAACGGAAAAGTTGAATGGACCTTAAAAGACGCATTCAAAGCGTGTGAGTATTTCGAGACGACATTGGAGGAGGTGACGAAATGAAGCTATACAGTAGGATACTTGAAGTGCTTAAGCAAGAAGAACCGGTATTCTTTCGGGGCGACAACAGCGAAGAGAATTATCTTAACTCGGCCCTTTGGCTCTTGTGTGATAAGTTGTTCGGATATAGATTCTCGCCGCTGATAAGCGTAGACGAGATCCCAAGAGATTCTATCGAATATGCACTTAAGGCTTACGACGAAGGATATGACGCAATCCTTGCTGACGGAAAACTTCTCGGTTTCAGAAATGGAATGCCCTCATAGTGTTGGCGCACTACAAGGGCAAAAGAAAGGATCTAATTAGTATGAACAAATTATTTCGCACAACTATTATATCAAAATTCCCCGAAAAAGACAAGGAAATACGGACGAAATGGTGGTATTGGCTGCCGGTTGGAGCTTCTTTCGTGATTTGCCTTATCGGAATTGCTGTTCTCGGCTATATAGTCTCCGGTATTCCCGACAGGTTGGAGTATTACGCAGAACCTGTGGAGCTGAAAGCCGAGCCGATTAAGCAGATTGTTGAGGTTATTCCGATAGAGATCGAAGTCGTTGAAGAAGATCCCGAACCGATACCGGAGCCGACGGTATACATGACAGACGACGACATTTTGGCAGCAGTCGCAATGAGTGAAGCGGGTAATCAAGACGTTTTAGGAATGGCATTCGTTATTATGACAGTTTTAAATCGTTGTGATTACTACGATGCAACTGTTGAGTCCATTGTTTCTGCGCCAAACCAATACTCATATCCATATTACGGGAAAATATCGGATAACGCTTATCTTGCAATAAAACTTGCGAGAGAATACCGAAACACGTTTCCACCAATAGCATGGTTTCAGACAGGCGACTATTCAGCTTATGGTGAACCAGCTTTTAAGTGGGGAGATCATTACTTTAGCTATATAGCGGAAAGCGAGGGTTAAAAATGGCTACTTTATTTGACATCACGGGAGAATATCTCCGACTGTATGAACTCATGGCTTCGGAAGACGGAGCTGACGAAGAAGCAATAAAGGACACGCTCGAAAGTCTAAACTTCGACCTTGCGGAAAAGTCCAAAGGCTACGCTTTTATCATTAAGCAGCTCGAAGCTGATGCAGATAACCTTGATGTCTTCATAAAGGAACTCCAGCACAAAAAGGAAGTCCGTCAGAGCAATGCAAGGCGTATGAAGGAAGCTGTTCTCAATGCTATGGATATTGCAGGAATAACAGAACTCCCTGCAGGACCTTACACTATCAAGATCGCAAAGAACGGCGGCAAGGCTCCGCTTGAGATCCCTGACGAATCACTTGTCCCGGAGCGGTTTATGAAGATCAAGTACGAGCCGGACAAAGAACTGATCCGTAAGACAATCGAAGATGGTACAGACCTTCCTTTTGCGGAGATCAAGGAACGTGGAAGACATTTAACTATTAAATAGGAGGAAAAAGAAAATGAGTAAAGTTATCGGCATTATGGGCGAGTCAGGATCGGGCAAGACAACTTCAATGCGTGAGCTTGATCCCAAGACAACATTCTACATCGACTGCGACAAGAAGGGCCTGTCATGGAAGGGGTGGCGCAATCAGTATTCTCTGGAAAAGAAGAACTACATGGCAACAGATCTTATTCAGACAGTCAATCAGATTCTCGGAAAAATAAACGAACAGGAGAATCTTAAGCATATCAAAACGGTTGTTATTGATACCTTAAACGGTCTTATGGTCGCTGATGAAGTCCGCAGAATGAAGGAAAAGGGCTTTGATAAATGGCAGGATCTGGCTCAATGTGTGTGGGAGCTCCTCGACAGCCTGTATACATACCGGGATGATCTGACAATCATTGTTATATGTCATTCCCAGACACAGAAAGAGGATGACGGCTATACATTCACAAGGATTAAGACTTCCGGAAAGAAGCTCGACAAGCTGAACGTTGAAAGCAAGCTGACGACGGTCCTTCACGCTACCGTTAAAGACGGACAGTACATATTCCTGACACACGCAAACAATTCAACGTGTAAGACTCCGCTCGGAGCTTTTGAACAGGACGAGATACCGAATAACATTGTGGATGTGCTTAAGGCATTAAAGGAGTATTGACATGGACGAGTTTATTTCAAAAGTCGAGGTTTCCGGCTTAAAGTACAAAGTCTATCCTCAAACAAAAATGATAAATGTTATAGACGTTGATAACGTGATTCAGTCATATTACACCACGACAGGAACGGCAGTATTCAGAGACGGAAACGATAAGTACAAGAGTCACAAGCATACCGAGCATGATATGCCTTTTGAACGGTTTTTATCCCTTTGCAACGGGGATGAAGATATAATCGAATTATTTTTCTAATAGGAGGAAAAAATTATGCTTAAACCTAATGATTACGATGAAGTACAGGTCGGAGGAGATTTCACTCCCCCCGAACTTGGAGGACACCACATGATTATTAAGGGTGTCAAAGAGGAGAAGTCAAAGAGCGGTAAAGACATGATCGTCGTTGCTTTCGATTTCGCAAAGAACGACAAGCAGCCGAATTACTTCGCTGATTCGTTCGAGAAGGACATAAGGCCGGAGAAGAAGTGGCCTGCTGCCGGTACACAGTACATCCTCACGATGGATAGCCAGAATTCAAAAAAGACTTCCAAGTCCTTCAAGAGCTTCATTACATCCTTTGAACGCTCAAACGGATGTGAAGCGATTTGGGGAGACAAATTCTGCGAACAGTTTAAGGGTAAGAAGATCGGCGGTGTGTTCGGTCAGGTCGAGGAAGAGTACAACGGAGAGATCAAGAAGCGTACAAAGCTCCGTTGGTTTTGCGAAGACGGTAAGGCAGACCAGCAGAATATTCCCGACTTCAAACCCTTAAAAGGATCTTCTTCTACATCCTCAACGGGCGACTTTATGAGCATTCCCGACTCCGCAGCAGAGGAAATTCCGTTTTGACGATCCAATGCGACACAAGGGAGCATGAGAAGGAACTGAAACGCATTCAGAGCCAATTTGACCGCTTGGGAGTTGATTACTTCACTCTCAAGCTGTCAGTTGGCGATTACATGAGCATTGACAATCCCTCCGTCTGCATCGACAGGAAGAAGGATCTGCTTGAGATCTGCGGAAATGTTACGCAACAACACAAGCGATTCCAAGCAGAACTTCTCCGGGCGCAGAAGCAGAATATCAAGCTGATTATCCTTTGTGAACACGGAGAAGGCATTGAACGATTGTCTGATGTGTACTTTTGGCACAATCCCAGACTTGATAAGAGGGAGTGGGTTATTGAGAACGGGAAGCCCTGCAAGAAGCAACTATATCCCAGAGCGACAACGGGAGAGCATTTATACAAGTCAATGCTGACTATGGTCGAGAAGTACGGGATAGAATTTCGATTCTGTGACAAAAGGCATACCGGGCAAGAGATAGTGAGGATATTAGAAGAGTATGGCAAATAAAAATCTTGGATGGTTTCCATTGTGGAGATCACTTTTAGAACATCCAATATGGACCAGCGACAAGCCATTTGATGAACGCAGCGCATGGGTGGATCTGATCGCATTGATGAATCACGAAGATAATAAGATCCAAATTGGAATGAATTTCATAACGATAAAGACCGGGCAACATTTCACTTCAATAGTAAAGCTGGCTCAAAGATGGCATTGGAGCAAAAACAAGGTATATCGCTTCTTGGAAATGCTCGAACGTGATGGAATGTTGGTCAAAGATGCAACACTAAACGGAACACTTCTAACCCTTGTAAACTATGACAATTTTCGACTTCAAGGAAACGCTAACGAAACACCGAACGAATCAGCGGATAGAACGCAAACGGAACACCGAACGGATCACCGAACGGAACACAAACAAGAACTTAAAAATGATAAAGAACTTAAAGAACAAAAGAATATTACGGCTGCGCCGATTCACGGAGGGGAATGGCAATGATTGAAAAGTATGTAAACGAAAAAGAACTTCGGAAAGCTATTCAGCAAATACATCCTGCTGGAGAACTCTTTGAAGTTAGGATCATAAGTAAGATGGGCAAAAAGAATACTGTTTTGAGTGGTTACTTCCGGGATGCAGATACATTATTGAAGAAGCTGACCACGGTCAATCTTGAGAATGCGAATGTATACTTCACACTTAACCAGCTTAACGAAGGATTGTTTTCAAGACAACAGAGTGAAACCTTTATCAATGGTGCAAATACCACAAGCGACAATGACGTTGATGGAATGACTTGGCTTTTTATTGATTTAGATCCAAAGAGAACGTCAGGCATATCAAGTAGCAAAGAGGAACTTCAACTTGCTTATGATTTAGCCGGGAAAATATACGAGTATTTGAAGAATCTCGGTTTCAATGAACCCGTCAAGGCGGTAAGCGGTAACGGTGCGCACTTACTCTATCGAATTAAGCTGGCAAACAATGAAGGAAATCGTGCGCTTGTCGAGAAGTGCCTGAAGACATTGGCGATATTATTCGACAACGATAAGATCTCGGTTGATACGGCAAACTTCAATCCGGCAAGAATATGTAAGTTGTACGGCACCCTTGCTCAAAAAGGTAAGAGTACAGAAGCAAGACCACACCGAATGAGCCGTGTTATTGGCGACATCAAAGAGTGCAGATTTACTGACAAAGCATATCTTGAGAAGTTAGTCGCAGAGATTCCGCAGGAAGCACCGAAGCCGACAAAATACAACAATTATTCCCCGAAGGAATTTGACATTGAGCGGTGGCTTGATAAATACGGACTCCGTTACGAGAAAAAGGACTTTAAGGATGGTGCAAAGTATGTGCTGGATGAGTGTCCGTTTGATTCGAGCCACAAGGCACCTGATTCAATGGTTACTATATCAGCTTCAGGCGCACTCGGTTTCAAATGCTTGCACAATTCATGTTCGGACAAACATTGGAGAGATCTCCGGCTGAAGTTTGAACCTGATGCGTATGAGTATTCAGACGAAGACCGACGGATTGACGAAGGTTATCTCCGGCACAACCGGGAACGGACCATTGATACGACACCCAAGACCGAGATCACGGAGCCAAGATTTGTAAACGCAAAGATGATTTTCGACATCAATGATCCTGAAGGGGAATACATTAAGAGCGGTATCAATGTCATTGATCGTAAGATGAAGGGATTACAGAAGGGATGCGTTTCATTGGTAAGTGGTCTTCGTGGAGCAGCAAAGACTACAATACTCGGTCAGATCATACTGAATTGCGTAGAACATAAGCAGACAGCGGTTGTTTATTCAGGAGAGTTATCAAAAAAGCGGTTCCTTAATTGGCTTCTGATGCAAGCAGCGGGAAAAGGGTATACGGAGAAGTACAGAGAGTATGAAGGTTACTATTGCAAGGATGAAGTGAAGCCAGCAATCTGTGAATGGTTAGGCAATTATATGTGGCTATATAACAACCTTTGCGGTAATAAGTTTGAAGAGATAGCAACGTTGATTCGAGCGAAGGTGCTTGAGTGTAAAGCTGACATCTGTATTATTGATAACCTTATGGCACTCGATCTTGGCAACTACGACAGAGATCAGTATATTGCGCAAACACAATTTGTATGGTCCTTGAAAGCAATCGCTTCGGAGCTGAACGTACACGTTATATTCGTAGCACATCCTCGTAAGGCCATGGGCTTCCTGCGGTTGGATGATGTAAGCGGAAGCGGAAATATCACGAACATTGTTGATAATGCGTTCATAATACACCGAAACAATAACGACTTCCAGAGACTCACAAAGTCAATGTTCGGATGGAAAAGCGACAATGAAGCCTATTCCGGTTCCAACGTGATTGAGATTTGTAAGGACCGAGAGAACGGCAATCAAGACGTATTTATACCGCTTTGGTATGAGCCGGAGAGTAAGCGACTTAAGAATTATGACACCGAAAACATTGTATACAGTTGGGAAAAGCCGAAGCCGACAATTCCAGAAGGCTTTGTAGCTGTCACCGATGAAATGATGGAGGATATACCGTTTTGAGCGATTCAAAAAAACAATTATACGACCTTATTACTTCCGGTTGGGAGCTTGGGAAGTATTACTTCGGAAAAGATTATAAGACTGCTGCCGAGTATGACGACTTCACACAGTTTGCGAACGATCTACTTAAGAAGGTAGCGATACAATATGGCTCCACGAGTAAGGAATACTACTTCGCCAGGCGGTTATATGTCGCCGTGAATGAGTATTGCGATACGGAGTGGAGAGAAACACACCAAGGAACACAAACAAGCCTATTTTAGAAGGGAGACAATATGGTAAAAATCAGAGCAATTATCAAACGACCTGACGAAAAGTACGGTCATGTAACAAATATCAGCCCTACGCTTGAAAACTTACAGAGAACAGTCGGCGGGTATATCGAGCCGGTATCGTTTGACGGATGGGTTATCCTTTGCAACGAGAACGGAAAGAACGAAGGACTCCCTTATAACATGAGACTCGGAAACGTGGACGTTCTTGTCGGAACTATCGTTGTACTCGGTACCGAAGGCGAAGAGTTTACGGATTGCCCGGTTGACTTCAAGGTATGGAAGAAGATTGTTGATAGATGGGAGGGGTAACATGGCACGAAGTAAATCATACATTGTCGGCTTTTGGGATAGATTCGACAGATTATGTATGGAAAGAAACATATCCAAGAGTGAGTTAGCTCAGAGAGTAGGTTGCGAACGTAAGAGCCTGTATTCATGCAGCGGAGCTACACCTCAACCGTTAATACTTGCGAGAATCTGCGTACAGTTGAACGTATCAGCAGACTATCTTCTCGGAATTAAGACTAAATATGAGCCGTTGAATAGGAGCATTGTATGAACTTTGATAACTATGAATGTACCGGACAACTTTCATTATTTGAAATCAAAGAAGATCCGAAACCTATTCCGAATTATTCTGTCGAGGGTATCTTTGAGGACGGCTATCGGGAAATAAGAGAATATGACAAACCAATGGTCGGAATATTTGATGATCTGACCGCAAAACACGGAATAATGGTTGATTTCAAAGTTCACCGACAACTACCAACCAAAGAAACCCTACAAATGCCCTGTTACAGAATGTGTGATGTTGGATGGTGCTCTCTTGCTTGTTTTTTGCGGAGAGGTTACATCCGGCACAATGGAAAATGGGTACGCAATGAAAACGGAGATATTTTGATTTCAAAGAACAAAGAGTGTGATTGGAATCCGAAAGGGGATTGCAAAAATGAAAATTCTTGATACTTACGAATGCACCGGACAGCTTTCCTTGACGGATTGCATGAGCTACGAAAACCTATACCCGATACCAAGACTTCAAAAGAGGTGGCTCGACGAGGAAGGTTGGACGGATGATTGGCACTATGCCGACAAAGAGACTCCGACAAAGGACGACTACTACCATACTTTTTGGCAAGTACGGCTCCGGAAGGACAAAGAGTACGAATATCGGTACACTTACACGACCGCACTCTTCCACGAAGGTAGTTGGTATCTCTACAATCACACGACGAAGAAATGGCAGCCACCGTTTCCGTGGTACACGATCCTGATCGGGTGGGTGGTAATGCCGACGGTATATCAGAAGAGCGAGAGCTTCATTAAGACAGTTGGAGCTGACATAGATAAAGACAAATATAGGAGGGTAATAAAATGACAGGCAGATGGATAACAGGTTGCTTACCGGAACGCTCCGGCGAATACCTTGTAACAACTCGGACGGGGTGCGTGTGTATTGCCAAGTTTGGCTATGACTTATACAAGCCGCACTCATGGAACGGACGTTTTAAGAATTGCGTGATAGCTTGGCAAGAGCTTCCGAAGGCTTTCAGGAGGGAGTGAGTATGGGATTCAGAATAGAGGATAACTGTGTTGGGCCTTGCCCGATGGGTTGCATACATTGTGGAAGAAGTCACGAACATGTTTATTACTGTGATCGTTGCGACGCCGAGAATGAGCCACTATATGAAGCGGACAACGGGGACGAAGTATGTTGGGATTGCTATAAAGATCAGTATTTAAGAAAGATTTGCGACGATTGCGATACCACGAAATGCTCCAACTGTGGTAGCGAAGCCGAAGAAATGTTCAATATAGAGGGAAACGAATGGGTGTGCGAGTCGTGTCTTAAAGATATGGCAGAAAGGGTAGATACGGAATGA